NAATGAGACCGCTGGAACTGACGAGTTCATCGACACTATCCTTGTTTCAGGCACAGGTAGCGACGGCGGCATAATCAGAAACAATCTGTTTATGAGTGACTCCGCCGAAAACGCTGGCCCGAAAGCGTCAGTCAACTTTGTAGACTGTGATATGCTACAGATTTATGACAACAGGTTCTTTGGTGATGCCGGTGATGCGCACATCTTCAATGAGACTACGGCCTCGAATTTTGTTGTAATCCGTGACAACATAATTCACCAAGGAGCTATCGGTGATGCCAAACTGGACACAACTCCCGGTATCTCGCTTGTTGCTACCACAACAGGTGTAATTGCCAACAATCAGATTGCTACCAATGTTGCATACCCCTCTTTAGCTATCGTGGCGGCTGATTGTCATTTGTATGGCAATACTTATAGTGAGCTACAGGGTACCTTTGGCAGCGTTCCCATTGAAGACAGTACGGCAGTGACGCTTCACAGTATCTCACATTCGATAACTACGCTTGTTGATGTGGACACGGCTATGAACAATTTGTTTACAGTAGCTAATGGCCCTATCGTGGTTGAAAACGTTGTTATATATGTGGACACACAAATTGGTGCGGAGAGCTGTTTAATTGGATTAAATATAAATCCAACTGCTCCTGCTACCGATACTGCGTGGGCCAATGATGGCACGGCACTTGAGTGTAATGCTGATGCAGCGGGAACGGTCTATGTAACCAATGGTGACCTTACTACCGACTTAACAGCTACAACCAATGGCGTGGCCTTAATAGGTAGTGGAACGTCAAAAGTGGTTGTGCCTCCGGGTGCTATTGAGTTGGATGTAGACCACGACGGTACTTGCGCTGGTGCGGTAACTGTCTATATGACTTATTGGAAAATGCACCCAAACGTGATAGTTACGGAAACAGACGGAAGTTAGTTTTATCAGGAGTGGAGCCGGTTAATTCCAGCTTCACTCCATTTTTAGGTATCATACTATGTCTATGACAGAAAATGCTGCTAATATAGCATTGTGCAATCAGTCTCTCGGTCTGCTTGGTGCGGCAGAAATAGAGCTAAGTGGCACGACACAAAACCATGTTTACTGTACGCTCTTCTTCGATAATTGTCGTGATGAGATACTTGAAAGTCATCCTTGGAATTTTACACGAAAAAGAGCTTTTGCTGTACAAACAACAAACCCACTGTTTGGACATGACAATGCTTTTACAGTGCCCTCTGATTGTCTGCGGGTTTTGAAGATAGAAGACGACCCTGAAGCCAAGTGGCGGAGGGAAGGGGACTTGATTCTTACTGATGAAGGTAATGGTGCTCCTGATTGGGTAACGGGGACAGATTACCTTGCGGGGCAGTATATTGATTCGGACACATCGGGGGATACGTTGACATATCTCGTGGACACGGCGTTTACATCCTCTACCGAGGCGACTGATATAAGTTCATATTGCACTTCGCAGAGTGATGACTATGAGATACTTGAAGTAGAATACATTTATCAGGTTACTGATGTCTCTACCTATCCCAAGTTTCTGAGGTGGTGCGTGGTACTAAATCTGGCATCAAAGCTTGCTTCCCCCATAAAGCAGAGCACGGAGGCAGCTATTGGCTTTCAAACAATGCTCTATGGAAGCCCCAAGGTAATAGGGTATATATCACTGGCTCGCTCCTATGATGCACAGGAGGCCGGTGGCACAGTAATTAAAACACAGACATTTATTGACGCAAGGAAGTAGTATGAAGAAGGTTATTTTTATAATCCTGTTACTGTGTTCGCTGGTGGTGGCACAGGACAAACCCTATCGGATACTAAACTCATTCAGTGCGGGCGAGTTATCCGAACTCCTGAACGCCAGAGAAGACTTATCCAAGTACCACTCCGGCTGCTCAGTGATGGAGAATATGTTTCCGTTGCCGCAGGGCGGGGCACAAAAACGTCCCGGCACGAAATATGTTGCCGAATCCAAGAATAATACTGTGATACGTCTTATACCTTTCGAGTACTCTACAGAACAGTCATACATAATCGAGTTAGGTAATCAGTATATGCGGTTTTATACCAGCAGTGCTCAAATGACATCAGGGGCAGGTACAGAGGACTTGAGCAGTCTTGATAATATAGTAGCTCATTGGCTGTTGAACGACGATGCTGCAACTACAACTGTCTTGGATGACGATGGTGGAACACACAACGGGACGGCAAGCAGTAACTCGGAAGACCTGCACAAGACCGGCAAAGTTGGTACCGGCTGCTTCGACCTCAGCGGATTTGACTCCGTAGCAGTCACAGACCACGCCAATTTCAGTTTCGACGACTCAGGCTCCAATCCCTTTAGTATTGCAGCTTGGATTTTTAACGGCGGTCAAAGTGCGACACAGTTCATAATCTCCAAACAACACGCTACCGTCAACCGAGAGTGGTCATTCCACGTAGATGGACAAATACTTTATTTCAGACTCTTTGACCAAAGTGCAGCAGTCTATTGTGAGCGAACAACAGATACGGCACTTACCGCAGGCTGGCATCTTGTAGTCGGGACTTATGACAGTACGGGAGGCGCAACAGCCGCAAATGGCATAATTCTATATGTAGATGGTGCTGTTGTAGACTCTACAGCAAGTAACGATGCCAGTTATGTTGCTATGGAGAACTTGGCTTCTAATGTTGCAATAGGAGGAAGGTATAATGACACCCCCACTATCAGCGATTTTATGTACGGAGACAGGCTTGATAGTATAGCAATTTTCAGCGATGTTTTGACAGCAAGCGAAATCAGCTCCCTGTATTCTACAAGCACTTATGAAATATCCACACCGTATCTTACTGCCGACCTGTTTGAGCTAAAGTACGAGCAGTCTGCCGATGTCCTCTACATAACTCATCCTGACTATGAGGTGAGGAAGCTTTCAAGATTGGCTAACGATGCTTGGGAGCTGGAAGTGCTTGAGATTGAGGACGGCCCGTTCCAAGACCAGAATACAAGAGTTACTGCAAAAATATCGGCGTCTGCAACAACCGGCTCAGTAACCCTGTCCGCTACGGGATGTGCTCCTTTTATCGGCGGTACTACGGCTGGCCATCCTCCAAGCGGTTCCGCCGTTACGAGCAAAAGTCAAACCGGGGCGTTGTTCAAGCTCGTACACCCTCTCGGTACTCTTGAGTATAGTGATGAGCTGGATGACAATTACACAAATGACCAAACCGAGAATGTGAGCTGGATGGACTGTGGGACGGTTTACAAGGGGGCAACTTGGTATGTCACTACATTGGGAGTTTGGACAGGTGTGCTGGAAATACAACGCAACTATACAGTAGGTGCTGCTCACGGTGCCTCCGGTTGGGAAAAAGTCTTGGCTTTTGCAAGCGTTGACGACAGGAATGTTGATACAAGCGGGACGGAAGACGTTGACACCGCCTCCTACCGTGCCATTTTGACCGAGTCGGGAGATGCCCTTGAGCAGTGTAAGGTATATTTTAGAACCAACCAGACCGATCACATCGGTATTGTAGAAATCACGGCGGTGGCAAGCACCACCTCTGCTACTGCTACAGTCTTGACAACCCTTGGCTCCACCGATGCTACTCACAAGTGGTCTGAAGGTGCTTGGTCTAACTATCGCGGCTGGCCGCGTACCGTTACTTTCTTTGAAGACCGGCTTACATTTGGAGGAAGTGCCGCCCAGCCTGACACTATCTGGGCTTCTGCTACCGCTGACTATGAAAATATGTCGGAGGGAGCAGATGATGACGATGCTCTTATATTTACGCTTTCTTCGAGGCAGGTTAATGTAATCGAATGGCTGGTCGGCAAAGACAAAATTCTCATCGGCACAAGCGGGGCTGAATGGACTTTGGGTGGTTCCTCGGACGAACCTTTGACCCCATCCAACGTCAAGGCAGAGCAGCACTCAACTTACGGTAGTGCAGACTTGCAGGCTGTCTTGGCAGGTGAGAGCGTTCTGTTCTTTCAGCGTGGTACGAAGAAAATGAGAGAACTGGCCTATAACTGGGAGTCGGACTCCTACGTCGCACCGGATATGACAATCCTTGTACCTGAAATTACCGGAGACGGTATTACGGATATGGCATTTCAGCAGATACCTAACTCGACTCTATGGTGTGTTAAAGATAATGGAGACATAGCTACTTTTGTGTACGAGCGTAAGGAACTGATTACCTCTTGGTCGGAGATTATTACGGATGACGACTTTGAGTCCATCGCAGTCATAACCGGCGACCCGGAAGACGAGGTCTGGGTGTCGGTCAAGAGAACCATTGGAGGTAGTGACAAAAGATATATCGAGTACTTCTCGGTCAGAGACTTCGGTACGGATATTGACGATGCTTTTTATGTTGATAGTGGCGTTACTTATGACAGCACCGCTACTACCACTATTACAGGTCTTGGTCATCTCAACGGCGAAACTGTCGCAGTTCTGGGTGACGGAGTAGTCCAGACAAGCCAAGTTGTCTCAGGCGGCAGTATAACAATAACCGAGGCATCTACCGTGCAGGCAGGACTCCCTCTTACCGTCCAGCTCCGTACAATGCCTTTGAGCTGGCTTGCTTCCGGTATGACAATCCAAGGCAGGATTAAAAGGATAAACGAAGTCATACCTCGATATTATAATAGTGGTGACTTCAGCATCGGGAGAGATGCAAGCACAACAGAGACCCTTACTATAAGTGGTATGGATACTGATGAACAAAGAATAACCTTTCCAGCAGGATACGACCGACCCGGCTATGTCTTCGTCTATCAGCAGTCGCCTGAACCTCTGACCCTGCTGGCTTTAATGATTGAGTTTATGGTATACTGAAATGAGCGTATACGTAAGACCATTTAAGAAGTCTGATTTGGGTGCTTTCAAACCGATAGAGCCAATGGCTCAGGAGTTCAGTTCTGAATTTGCACAGGCAATAGAAGACTCCGGCCTGTCTGTCACCGGACTCAGAGATGATAGGATTTTTGGTTGTGGCGGAGTACACCCGTGCGGTGAGCAGGGGGAACTCTGGCTGCGACTCAGTGATACTTGTCTGCGGCATAAGCTGGAGACTCTCAGATGGATTAGAGAGGGACTTAAACTTATTGAAGAGACATATCCCTTCAAGCAGCTTAATGCGGTAATCAGATGTGATTTCAAAACAAGCATCAGATTGATTAAGTTCTTGGGCTTCTCTCTGACTGAGACCAAGACATACGAAGGTAAGAAATGGTCTATATTCTCTAAGAGAGTAAAAGAATGACTGGTTTTGAGATAGCAATTATTAGTCTTGCTGCGGCAGGTACGGGAATTGCCGCCTATTCACAATACCAGCAGGGCAAGGCTGCGTCGGAACAGGCACGTGCTGAGGCCGCTTGGCACCAGTACAATGCCAAAGTTGCAGAAAGAGAGGCCGAAGCAGAACGACAGGCTACCGCCTTTGAAATCAAACAGCACAAGAGGGAGTCGGAGCAGCTTCTTGCCCGTCAAAGGGCTGTGGTCGGCAAGTCCGGTGTAACAATGGAGGGTTCTCCTCTTTTGGTTGCCGAGGACACAGCCGAGCAACTGGCTCTCGAAAGGTCGATGATTAGTATAACGGGTGAAAGAAGAGCTGCTCGTTTCCGCTCCCAATCCATTCTTGATATAACAAAAGCAGGTATGGCTAAAAGTGCTGCTGCCGGATACAAGCGGGCAGGCTATATGGCTGCCGGAACCACACTGCTGGGCGGAGTGGCAGATGTTGGTTTCACCAGTTACGAACTTGGTATGTGGGGGAAGAAAAAGGCGGGGAAAAAGACAGAATGAAATTACCAAGATATACTGCCAGAGTGCCTCCCCCAAGAGGTGCGGATATTGTAAGAGCTGCCGACATCGGTTCCCTTACTCGCACAGGTGAGGTGTCTAAGTGGAGAGGAATTGGTACGGCAGGAGGATTCTTGGGCCGCCTTTCGGACAGGCTTCTCAAAGTTCACCAGAGTAGACGGGCACTTGATAGCTCAATCGAGGTAGGCGAGGCTGGCAGACGTGCGGAGGAAAGGTTCGACCAAGCATTTGACGCAGCAAACCGTACTAATGTCACTATGGATATGCCTCTGCCTGATGACCCTGACTATCTAAAGACCCTCTCTGCATTTTCCGTTACCAAAAGAGACAAACTTCTTGCAGAGTCTCTTGCCGGTGTGGACAAGGACATAGAAGAAATCTTACAGGGATTCTCCAGTTCTGAGAGCAAAGCGGCATTTACAAGCTGGTATAATAGAAATTATCCTAACTTTACAGAAAGACTGAGGGGAATCTACGGGGCAAAACTCGACTCGTATCAGCGAGCTGAGTTAAACAAACTTCGTTTAAGTCACACGGAGAGAGGTAATATAAAAGATGCCAATGCCTTTGTAGACATAATGGACAAGTATGAGTTGATTACACCCGAAAGAGCCGAGGTTCTTAAAAGACAAAACAAGGAGGAGGTCTATGAGACCCTGAAAAGAAATTATTATACTACCTCGTTCCAGATGCTTCTGGACAGAGGCTTGGACGCAACGCTCAGTCACATCGGCAAACCTGAGAACGTCCCCGGTCTTAAAGCTGAAGACCGTCACGCTTTGATAAGAAGAATCAAGACAGACCACGTACTCGGCCAGTACGAGGACTATGCCCTGATGTTAAAGGAAGATGCTGCCGAGGTTGACAAGGCATCCAGTCTTTATGCCAAGGGTGACTACCGTGCGTTAAGAGACTTTGCCGATGCAATGAAGGGTGGGATTACAAAGAGTGACTGGAAGGGGATATTGGAGAGTGAAGCAAAACTTACGGACAAGCAGAGAGATACAACTGACTGGAAGACATATTTACCACTGGAGGAAGAAATCCTCGACTATTGGGCTAATCCATCGGATGAAAGCCGCAGAGAGTTAAAAATCAAGCTGGCACAGGCCAGAAGTTCCGGCACTCTCACCCAGCGAGACCATAATATCCTTCTTACAAGAATGGATAGAGATGTTGAAGTCCATCAAATCGGCAACCTTCGTACCGTCTTTGACCTTATCAAAAAACGTGGCTCTGTCGGCTGGATACAAAAACCTTCTTGGTATCCCGACTGGCTTCCTTATGGTGGCTTGTTTGGGGAAGCGTGGAGGACAAGTGCAAGTGAGGCCAAGAAGATTGCCGATGCCCGTCGAGGGCTTCTAAGCTGGCTAAGTGGACAGAAAGACCCGTCTTTGGAGGAAATAACCAAGCAGGCTCTTTTGTTCTCGCCGGTAAAGAAGTACCTTCTTCCGTTTTTGACAGACTGGGAAGTGAATACCAGAATTGGCTAGATACTC